CGTACTCTTGACGAAATTCTGCTTCTGACATACTTTTACGAGCTTCCGATATATCTGTCTCAGACATACGCGGGTTATCTCTATAAGTTGCGCGAATGGAGCACCATTCTGGGAACTCATTGTTAAAACCTCTGTCAAAGAACTCTGCAAACCAGTTATTTCTACCTCGGGGGGTCGATATAAAGATAGCTTTGGAATTATCCTTGTCTAGCGTTGGACGAAGGGCTACATTAAAAGCATCTTTGCCATCTGCTAACGCCGCCTCATCAAATATAATTAAATCGTAACTTCTTCCTACACAAGAGTCTACTTGGTTAACAGAGCCCATTCTAACTGTAGAGCCATTACTTAGCTCAATAACTTTATCTTTTGCATTGTCCTTTACAACCTCTAAATCAAAATGTTTTATTAAGTTTCTCTGAAGATCAAAAGAAATCTGAGACAGCGAATAATTCGGAGACATTATAAGAATGTTCGAACTCGGAACTAGGGAGACTAGCTGGCCGATTATATTTGCGATGTATGTTTTTCCTTGCCGTCTACTAACTGCAGCACATACAAATCTATACTTAGAATTATTAATCGCGTTTATGATTGCTACTTGAGAAGGTAGCGCTGTAATGCCGAGTAGCTCTAAGTAGGGGGCTACTGGTAATTTAAGGAAGCGTGTCTCAGATTGTAAATCTAAAAGTTCTTCTGATATAATATCAGCTCTGCTGATTTGAATAGACATAGTTATTGCTCAGACTGAATTTGTTTGTTTTGTTCTAACCAATCCTCGGAGGAAGTGCCTTCGTCGTCTTGAGTGGCTTTTCGATAATATATAATAATTTCTTTTTGCTGCCGAATATACCTTCGAAGCTCTTGCAGATTATAGGCCATGTTCTCATAGTCTTGGGGAGTCAGTCCAAAAATCACAAATGTAGCATCTTGCATCTTTTCAATCTTTTGAATTTGCTCTTCAAGATTTTTTTCTGTGACTACAAAAAATTCTACTTCTTGCAAATCTATTTTTTTAGGTAAAGTAGGCTGATAGATCTCCAGTGTTTTATATTCAGTTATAGTTTTTATGACTGGCTCGGGGGTTGGTAGGGGTTCATTTTTCAAAAAAGAACACCCAGATAAAAATACTATTATTAAAAAACTAGTTAGTATCCGCATTTTCCACCTCTTCACTATCCTTCTCTATTGCTTCAAAAACTGCTTTAGTGCCCTTATTAATTCTTGGCTCTATAAGCCCGGGCTTAACTCTAGCGAGCTTAGTTAGGTTGTGCCTTTTAAAAATAGATAAGTAGTCATCCATCTCTGCTTGCATTTCGGTATTTTTGTTTGTTAAGTCAGTTACTGCTTCTAACTGTACTTGTAAGTTTTTTTCGGCACGTTCTCGGGAGGCTTTTTCTCTTTCAAATGCTGCGTCTAGCTTTGCAGCATTTTCTTTCAGTACTACAGTGTTGGCCTCTAGTCTTGCAATTTTTGTTTCTGCTTTACTAACCGTTGTGGTGTGGTATGCATAAGCCCCGCCAGCAACTATAAGTATTAGAGGGGCTGCTTTTATTAGTCCTAGCATTAGTATATCTTCCTTAAGTCATACCCTACAGGGGCTACGACTTTAATTTCATGTTTTACACCAAGCAAATCTACAAAAATAATATGAGTTGTACTAATCTTTATCAGTTGCTTTGCTCGATAAGTTTTAGGAGATCCACTTTCTATTCTTGAGCCATCCTCTAAAAAATGTGTATCGCCAGGAAAGAAAACTGTAAGCTCCCACTCTTCTCGAATAAGAGTGCGCCACCAATGTTTTATCTTTGCCCAGAAACTTACAGTTACAAGTTCTTCCTCTTGTTTTTGCTCAATTTTTTGGTTCATGTCTACGATGCCCATTCCATGCTACAAAGCCTCCTACACGAAGTGCCCAGTACGCTAAGTAGTTTAAAAGTTTAAATCCATTTTGCTCAATACAAATATCTCGAAATAATGTATCCATCCATTTTTGAGATTTGTCGCCTATACTGGTTCGATCACTTCTTAGGAGTGTCCCGTACTTATAGCCATAATCGTGAATAAGGCCGCCCATAAGAAGGACGCCAGTGGGTGAAAGCCACATTGCAAGAAACTTAGGTACTGATGCACCATCAAATTCGAAACCTTGGGGTATGACATATTCTTCTCCTTCTAAAGAGAAATAAAAGTCTCTTGTTATTTCCCAGTGTCTAACGCCGAGCAGCCACATCCAAACTGCTTTCCAAAATCCTTTATCGGCTGTTTCAATTTTAATAGGGCTCATCTGAGGCATCTCAGTATAATAGAATCCTACCCTGTTTTCTCCCTGCCCATCAAAGATACTTGCTAGAAACCCTATAAGTATAAGTGATATGACAATAGTCCATTGCCAGAAAGTGACTGCCATGTCTAGTATAAATTCCATTTACTTTTTCCCGCTCCATGCTTGTGCCCCGAAAAACGCAGCTACGATGCCTGCAACAGATACAAAGTATACTGCTGCCATATCCCCTAAGATTGTGGCGGCTTGATGTAGTTCAAATATCTCTGTTGTCATTACAGTAGCGGGGTAGAGAAGCATGCCCGAAAGTGCAAACCAAGTCATACTACGTTGAGCATCTCGCATTGCATCCTGATCTTCGAGCTCTTTACGCTTAAACTCCAAGAACATTGCTCTCTCTTCCGCATCTACTACATTATCGCCATTTACATCTGCAGGGTGATAACCTGCTTGTTCTAGCTCTTCTCCCATTACCACTTCACCTTGTCTGCCCAGTATGCAGCTGACATCTTGCCCCTAGCAATATTCTTTGCATGGCGAGCTTTAAAACTTTTACGCTTTGCTTTCATTGCTGCACTTTCACCAGCTTTGGGCTTTCCCGCTGTTTTAGCGCCTTTCTGACCAAATCGAATAGTCTTAATTTTACTGCCTACTTTAGCTACAACAATGTGGGACTTCTTTGGGTGCCCAGGAGTGCGCTTTGGCTTGTTAAACCCCGAGACTCCTGCTCTCTTTAAGCGGGAGTCTCTTTTCTTACCTTTTTTTCTTGCCACGTTTCTTTCTCTTCCCCAAAGCTACTCGCTTTTTAATTAGGGCTTTGGGAACAGTTTTCCCTTCTTTATAGAGTTTTGCAATTCGTTTGATTGCACTAGCAAGTTGTGTACGCTTTTTACCTGTTGTACCACTAAGGTACTTTTTAGGTATTTTTGTTTTCTTATCCTTGGGCGGGCCTCTTCGCTTCTTCATATAATATAATCTAGATAACGAATATTTGTGCTTGTATCAAGCTTTCCGTTCTGGTCATAAGTAATGACAGTGTAAATAGTATTGGTCACTTTATAACGGCTGTCAGGAGCTTTTGCAACTGACTGAACCGTATAGTCTTTTTCCCAAGTACTAGCTATAGGACTAATAGAATTAACTTCCATATCATTTCTTTTTGGACGTTGTACGCTTCTTGGCTCCACGCTTAATATCATTGTCTTGTGAATGCCCTCCTCGAATAAATGAGTTTACACGGCCCATTGCCCATCCTGCCATTCCTACACCCGCTCTCGATCCTGAAGATAAAAAGGCTCCTTGGCCTCTACGGTATACTTTTGAAAGCTGTCCGTAGCTAAATCGAGTCTTCTTTGCTTTTGCTCGAAGAGTCTTTTGAGTGGAAGCACTTAAGGGCTTTGCTGCACGCTTTCGCTTAGGGGCTGCTTTTTTCTTGGTAGTAGCCCTTTTACGCTTTCGCTTAACTGCCATCCTTAGTCTCTTCAGCTAAAGAAGGAAGCAAGTGCTTCCATTTAGCCCACGCTGCATGAGCGAACCAACCGACTACTGCTCCTATTGCTAGATCAATCATTTTTTACCCCGCTTCTTTTTCTTAAAAATTGCGGCTCTTAATGCTGGAGGCAGCTTTTTTTGCTTTGCAGTGAGTCCCATGGACTTTTTCTTTTTTCCACGCTTCTTTGCAGCTTTTGAAGGTCTACCTCGCTTCTTACCATAAGTTCCTTTTCCGTAGGGCATTAATCGTCCTCTGCTTCCTCGTCTTCGTCGAGAGAGTCTTCGAGCTCATCTTTAACGAGCTCGGCTTCATCAACCTCTGTTATTACAGGGGTATCAATAATTAAAGTACGAAATCCAGGTGTTGCAGTTACGCCGTTTTCAAATGCTTCTACAAATGCTTCGGCCTGCTCTTTTGAGCTGAATTTTTTTGAGCCTCCATTTGGGTATACTACTTTCCATCTAGCGCCCCATTCAACTATTTCCATTATATTCTCCTTAGGGAAGGTATGAATAATTGTCCTTCCAATTTTGTAGTTCGTCAAAGTAGCAATTGTGTTGCTGACTTTTTACCCAGCACAACTCTTGAATGATACGGTTGTACCACTGCTTATCGTAATCATCGTGAGCCTTGTCCATGTCTTGTTTAAGCTGTGCAATTCTCATGTTGATATACTTTTCTAAGTCTTTTTCTCTTTCACGCCTCATTACATTACCTGTGCTACTATTAACCCTAATAAAAACATTATAATTATTCCGGAGGCTGCAATAATTCTACCTTCCATTCGCTGTAGCGTACTCTCTACACTTTCCATTCTCTCAAATATAGTTTTCCATCTTTCTTCACACTGAGTGGCATGAACTTGTAGCTCATTCTCAATATGATTAACTTGCTTTTCTATATCATTCATTTTAGTATAGTCAGTATGAGAAATAGCGTGGGCACAAAAATAACTAAACCAACTACAAAATAAAAACAATATAGCAAAGTTTGCATAAGGTCTTCGTGGGCTTCTCTAGCTTCTTTTTCTGCTCGTGCTCTTTCTTCTTTGGCTTGTTTTTGAAAGGCTAGCCAGTCATCCCACATCCCTGGGCGACCTGCCCAGATCATCTGATCTTTTAAGTGCTCCTCCATTTCTCGAATTTTTTCAAGTTCCATAAAAGCTTGCATATCACTTTTATACCCGTTTTTGTTTGACTTTTTTTGAAGCGCACTTTTACTATCAAAAAACTGCGACACAACACCCGCGACATCATAAAGCTCTTTGCCGTTACCAATAGCTTCTTTGAGCACGCCAAACGCAGCATTTGCAATCGCAATCTCTGCTAGCATGGAGTTTTCTCTAGGTTATCCCTCCTTGAGAAGCTTCTCCATTAGCTTTCCGTAGTTACCTTGGCCAAAGGGTAAACTCTCATTGTTAATTTGTACATTATTTTGAGTTTTAATATTTGTAGCTTCCGCTTTACTTAATTCGGTTTGAGCTTTTATTTCATCCATACGCAT